ATCATCGCGAAGCGATGGACACATGGCGTTGTCCTCTGTTGGTTGTCATGTGTCCATCGCTTCGCGATGATAGTGAATGCAGACGAGCACACTGCCTGCCCTGGTGGGGGCAGTGATGATAGTGAATTGAGATGAGCACACTGCATCGTATAGTGCGGCAGGTCGAGCGGGTACATATGTTGTTTGTGAATAACGAGATGATGCTTTCGCATCACGAGGCGTGAGCCGATAAAAGTAATCGCTTGCGATTGCGTAAAGTACGAACTAAAAAACCCGCACTACAGCCGAAGCCATAGTGCGGTATCTGTCGCTGATTAGTGGGTTGCTGACACTTGTGCCTGTCGATCAATTGCGAACTGACCGAGGCTGGCGTTGGCTGTTGCGTCTGCCTGCTCGTTAAGCTCCTGCATTTTGATCCGCACTTCCTCGAGGTGAGCGTAGATGTCGTCAACGTTGTTGCAGTAAGACACTACCTCGTACTGCCCAGTCTCCTCGTTCTTTGCTGTGTTTTGATACAGCGCGATCGGGTTCTGGTCTGTAAGGTATGACATTTTCCCTAAGAGGTGGGTCTGTAACCTTTGACATTGNTCTCTGTCCGCTAGCAGTATCTCTGGCAAGTGACTCATGTCAATGATTGGCATCTCTGCCTCTTCAGCTATGTCAGCTGCTGTGTCGTAGCCGTGGTGGAAGTTTGCTGCATCATCGGCCTGTTTAGACAGTTGCGATTCGTGCAGACGTTTTGCGACGCCGCAGCAAGTGTTCATCAGCTGCTGTACGAATGTCAGGAAGAACTCGGGAGCGATAGGTGCTCCGTCGTACTTGACTCCAGTGACGGCTTCCATATTCTGCGCGATTTGTTTGGCTCGAGCGTACTTGGTGTGTAGTACGTTGGTGTGCAGTACGTCGATCTTCTGGATGATCGGCGCGTCNGAGTCCAAGTTCATGACAGCGTTTGCAAGGCGTTTGGTGTTGGGCTTGCTGCTCTCCGATAAACGAATGAGTGCGCCGAGCATGAGTGTTGTGAAGTTTGGTAGTTGGTTGGATACTGCTTCGTTATCAGACATAATCTTTATCCTTCTTCATTTAGTGAGTGTGTGTAACAGTTGGCATCTGCCAAGGTGAACGCGTTGTCAAGAGCGAGTGCGTTGCTGTGCCATTCGTCTTGCTCCGCGAGGTGATNGTCGAGTACTGACCAATCGTTTGGGTCGAAACTTACTTCGTAGTCCATAATCTAACTCCCGTAGTATTCGTTAATGTCGACATAGGCAGACATGGCGCTCGCATCAGCCATCGTCGATATGTCTTCCGTTAGGCAATCGAGTTGGTAACCTACGATTAGAGCGGCTACAGTTGGTATTGGGTTGTTTATGCAGTCTGTTCCGACTGCTTTAAGCCCGTCATACATCGCGTCACCCGCTGTTGTAGCGTTTTCTTTGGTTATGCCGATCTTGGCCGCGTGTTCTTTGGCCTTTGCCATTTGTTCTTTAGCATTTACCATGTGTGTGCTCCTTTATATGTGATTGCTATAAAACTAATCATTGGTTGTACCTCGCTAGTCGTATGGCCTCTTGTCTAGTGAGTCCGAGACGTATGTAGCGGGCGATAAGTAGCTGGACTTGCCGCTCTTGGGCAGTTATCCAGTGATTTCTGCTCTTGCTCATAAGTTGAACACCTCTTGTACTATCGGGAATACCTGTGTAACGAACAGGTATACCGAGAAGGTGTTCAAAGCAGTGACGAGGTATTGCTCATAGGCGGTTATAAAGCTGCTCGTTAGTGCTTTCATGCTAATGACTCTATTGCTTTGTTATCGGCGTCCCAGTCGAGTTGCCATTTTCGCATTGCGATACCCGCTAACTGCTGTTCGAGTTGTTCTATGTTTTCTGAAAGACGACGGCATTCCCGTAAGCAGATGCGCGCTTCTACAAGCATGTCTTCCACAAGGTTAAGAACATCTGCGTTATGTTCAGGGTGCTTTTGCATGGTATTTCTCCTATTTGTGGAGACAGAATTGCCCCCAATCAAAGAAGAATCAGACAACGGCGAACGTTAGTGAGGTGTTGAGAACGGACAGTTTTTGCCCGNTTTTCGGTGGATTTTCGGTGGATTTTGGCCTGTTTTTTATATATTTGTTATTTAACAATGACATATGACAGTTAGTTAATGTCGACTGTTAGAATGTGTGCCACTTACGGGGGGTGTGTGCCACCATGTGTGCCACCATGTGTGCCACTTACAAAACGCATAAACACTATACATAACAAGCACTTAACAAATGTGTGCCATGTGTGCCACCATTTTTCTATTTCACTGTGTAAACAACATTAAAAAAGAGAAAAAACAGTACATGTATACACAGTAACTGGGAATTACGTGGCACACGCGGCACAAGTGGCACACGTTTTGTTAAGTGTCTGATATATAAGACAATGGTGTTTTTGGTGTGTGCCAGTTACGTCAAATGTGTGCCAGTTACGAGGTAATGTGTGCCACTTAGCGCCCGCCAACGGGCCGATGAATACACCGTCTATAGTGTAATACACTGTCTATAGTGTAATGCTAATGCTAGCTGGCCCATGTCCNNTGTCACATGACTATGTCACAGGCCACATGACTATGTCGCATGGTCATGTCCAATGTCACAGGCCACATAACTCTTGTCACATGACCAATGCCAGAGGACAGAGGTTCTATGACCCATGCCCTATGCCGAAGGACACAGGCAAAGGGGTTACTGACAAACAAGGTTCCTGTAAATTGACATAAAACAAGGTTCCATGTCGTTTGATCTGGGATGGCGGTCGACCTGCCGCACTATACGAAGATAATGGGTGAGCGATTCAAGCTGTTTTTTCAAATTTTTTTTTCAAATTTTTTTATATAATACTTTAGCTAATAATGCTAACCTCCAAGAATGACAAGTAAAACGTGTAGCATGTGCAAAAAACAACAGTCACCTGACAACTTCGAAAAAGGCAGGTTATTGTGTCGCCCATGTCGAATGACGAGGTTCCAACGGCAAACAAGCACAACATATGAGTCTTATCTGCATGAAGTTTTTAGAACGGCCAAACAGCGCGCCAAAAGACGAGGGACAGAGTTCACTATCGACGAAGAAGATTTAATCGACCTATGGCTTACGCAAAATGGCCGCTGTGCATTGTCCGGTGTCGTTCTGACACACCACAGAGACGGTAGCGGAAAGAAGGATTTCAACGGATCTATCGACAGGATCGCTAATAAGAAAGGATATCACGTCGAAAACGTGCAAATGGTCGCGTATAGAGTAAATATTATGAAAAATACGCTGCCAGAGGATCTTTTTTACTGGTGGATCAAGACGATTCGTGATTTTTCTTGCGATTAAATATTAGTCACGCTAATATACGTATATGATATTAGAGATGATCGCTATTGAGGGTCTGGATGACGCTATCTTAGGCACTGGAATACGCACATCTAAGAACGAAGTCCTTGTTTACGACGGAAACGTTGCCGAGGAGATACTCCTATACATGGGATATGGCGAGAACTCACTGCCATATTTCTTAGAGAGTATAGACTTGGACAGCTTGGGCGACAAAGCACCAATGTTTATTTATCTCGACAGCGACAAAGACATATATGACCGTACCAGTAACACAGGACAACCAAAACTCAGGCTTGTCCACTGACACAGCGCTAGGTTCGAGGACAGAGTTCCAATCCCACTTGCCATATATGGGGTTGACGTTGAACGAGTTGACCGTTCAACAAGAAAAGCTCGTTTCTCTGATCGCTAGCGGCATGTCAGTGGCCGCAGCAGGCCGTGGGGCAGGGTATAGCAGTCGCCAACGTGCCAATGAAGCGGTAAAACGCCCCTCTGTAAAGAAAGCCCTCCAGTATTTCCGTGAGCAGATGCGCGAAGAGATAAAGTTCGAGCGTCAGAACGCCCATCTCATGTATATGGAGGCGTACAACTCCTCGGCCAACGCCACAGAAATGAAGAACACGACTGATTCACTTGTGAAATTGCACGGGTTAACTGTCCCAGACAATGCGACGCAGGTCAACATCAGCATAAACACCACCGCAAAGCAGCTAGAGCGTCTGTCTGACGAGGAGTTGCTCAAAATTGCCGGTAAAAATGACGATTACCTTGAACCAGAGAGCACTTAACTATGGCAAAGACCGTTTACAAGCAGACAAAGGCCATTGCTCGGAACGCCGCAGTTGCCGGTAAGCCTGGCGGCAAGAAGATTTCTACCACGAAGATTACAGGCACGCCTGTGAAACGGAAAAAGAAAGCCGCGCCAAAGAAAAAGATGCGCTCTTATTAACAAATGACCGAAGGCGTAGAAAAAAGGCAGTGTATCAGGTGCAAGAGGTTGCATCCTGAGACGCTGTATGCTGAAACCACTAATTTATGTGTTTATTGCAAGGCAGATGATGTAGATGCGCTACCACAACCATCTTCCGAGCAGCCTGTTGAGGCCAAACCAGCGGAGATATCTCTTGAAGAGAAAGCGAAAACAGAACTCGCCCTCCGATTCCTCACAAGGAAGCGGCTCTTGCCCTTTGTCGAGCGCTTCAACCACGACTACACCGCAGGATGGGTGCATAAAGACATCTGTCGACGACTCGAGCAGTTCTCTCAAGACGTTTCTGAGAAAAAAAGCCCACGACTTATGCTTTTTATGCCGCCTCGACACGGCAAAAGCACACTGGCGTCAGTCGCTTTCCCAGCTTGGCATCTGGGTAGACATCCAAGTCATGAATTTATCAGTTGCTCGTACTCGGGTTCGCTTGCAATGGGTTTCTCTCGAAAGGTACGTCAGCTACTCCGCGAACCAACCTATAAAACTGCCTTCAGCACGCGACTTGATCCTGACAGTCAGTCTGCGGAGGCTTGGCTTACTACTACTGGCGGGGGGTATGTGGCTGCTGGCGTTGGCGGCGGTATCACTGGTAAGGGTGCCCATGTCCTTGTTATCGACGATCCGGTAAAGAACAGGGACGACGCAGAGTCAGCAAACGCCAGAGATTCGACGTGGGATTGGTACACGTCCACAGCATATACGCGCCTAGCTCCAGGTGGAGGGGTGCTGGTCATCCTAACGCGATGGCACGATGACGATTTAGCGGGTCGTTTGTTGAAAGCAGCGGCAGATAATGGTGAGCAGTGGGAAGTTGTTAACTACCCTGCTAGAGCAGAAGTTGACGAAGAGTTCAGACTCCAAGGAGAAGCGCTCCATCGTGAGCGATACGACGAAGAAGCACTTACAAGAATTGAAAAAGCTGTTGGCCCTCGAGACTGGTCAGCCCTGTACCAGCAGAATCCAGTGTCAGATGACGGTGATTACTTCACCAGAGACATGATTCAGTACTACGACAGGGACGATGTTGATTACGACCGGATGAAGTTCTACTGCGCGTGGGACTTAGCGATTGGTAAGAAGGACAGGAACGACTACACCGTTGGAATGGTTGTCGGCGTTGATGAGTATGATGAATTGTATGTTGTGGACGTGGTACGTGGTAAGTACGACGGCTTCGAGATTGTAGAGCGGATACTTGACCTGTACGAAGAGTGGAGGCCGTCAATAATCGGCATTGAAAAAGGGCACATTGAGATGGCCCTTGGCCCCTTCCTCGAGAAGCGTATCCGAGAGCGCGGGCTGTTCGAGGCGTTCATTAAAGATTTAAAGACCGGACGCAGGGATAAAGAAGCGCGTGCTAGAGCCATCCAAGGACGAATGCAGCAGGGCATGGTTTGGTTGCCCAAGGACGAGAGTTTTACAGGCCCACTGGTAGCAGAGTTATTGCGCTTCCCGAATGGGGTACACGACGATCAGGTGGATGCACTAGCGTGGCTGGGACTAATGATGACTGAATTTGCTACTTACCAAGCGCCCGTTGTCCACGTTTCCTCCTGGAGAGATCGTCTTCCTTTTATAGGTAAAGAGCTACGAAGCAAATCAGCTATGGGCGCATAAGAATGAAAAAGACAACGAGACTGACCCCCGAGAAAGAGCAGCAGATTGCCAGCTTTCAATGGGACAGATACGTACGAGCTAGAGACCACGGTCATCTAGAGTACATTCACATGGCTAAGAAGTGTGATGACTTTTATCGGGGCGATCAGTGGGACTTGGACGATCAAGCCATGCTCGAGTCAGAAGGGCGACCATCACTTACTATTAATACGATCCTACCGACTGTTAATACGATTCTTGGGGAGCAGTCCACACGTCGAGCCGATGTCCAGTTCAAACCACGGCGGGGCGCGCAGCAGGACGTAGCAGATGTTCTCACTAAAGTGTACATGCAGATTGCAGACAACAATAAACTGGATTGGGTAGAACAGCAGGTGTTTAGCGACGGGTTAATAATGGACGGGCGCGGGTATTTCGACGTTCGTATGGATTTTAAGGATCACGTTGAAGGTGAGGTGCGCATAACCGCCAAAGATCCCCTAGACATCTTGATTGACCCCGATGCCAAGGACTATGACCCTAAGACGTGGAACGAGGTCTTTGAAACCAAGTGGATGACTCTTGATGAGATCGAGGAGCTTTATGGGAAAAAGAAATCCGAAGAGTTACGCTTCATTGCTGAAAACGGAAACAGTTTTGGTCGAGATTCCATCGAGTACGAAGAGAACCGCTACGGTGATATTGAGCCAGCAGACGATATGTTTGGCGCGACTGTTGTGGACGAAGACGACTATAAGAATGTCAAATCACTGCGCGTAGTAGAGCGCCAGCACAAGAAAATGTCACGGGTTTTTTGTTTTGTGGACCCCACAACGGGCGACCAACGAGAGTCACCAGACGCATGGCCCGAGGCAAAGTCAAAGAAGTTTGCGAAGCAGTACGGACTGAACTTAATAACCAAGATGAAGCGCAAAGTCCGTTGGACTGTGACGTGCGACAAGACGGTACTGCACGACGATTGGTCGCCTTATAACGAGTTTACCATTGTGCCGTTTTTTGCTTACTTTAGACGGGGACGACCGTTCGGGGTCATCCGTAATCTGATCAGCCCCCAAGAACAGCTAAATAAAATCGCAAGTCAAGAACTGCATATTGTTAATACCACAGCTAATAGTGGATGGATGGTTGAGTCAGGGTCGCTGGTAGGTATGACACCTGATGATCTTGAGGAACACGGTGCTGAGACGGGTCTTGTTCTAGAATATGCTCGCGGTACAACACCCCCTCAGAAGATCACCCCCAACACTATCCCCACAGGTTTAGATAGAATCGGGCAGAAAGCCGCAGTAAACATTAAGGCCATCTCTGGTGTTAATGACTCGATGTTAGGGTCTGATAGTGCGGAAGTGTCAGGTGTTGCGATGCGAGAGAAGTCGGCACGCGGCGCTGTAATGATACAAGTGCCGTTGGACAATTTAAAGAAGGCGCGTCAGTATCTAGCAGAGAAAGTGTTAAATCTGGTACAGACATTCTACTCAGAGCAACGGGTTTTGCAGATTACAAACGAAACCGATCCGCTCAAACCACGCGAAGAAGTAACCGTCAACGAGAATGACTCCAGAGGGCAGGGTAATTAACGACCTGACCATTGGCGAGTACGACGTTGTTATCACATCTGCCCCAGCGCGGGATAGCTTTGACGAAGTGCAGTTTGCAGAGGCGCTTAATCTACGTCAGGTGGGAGTGGCGATACCAGACGATGCCATTATCGAGTATAGCCATCTTACTAAGAAGGGTGAACTGGCTAAGCGCATCCGCATGATGACAGGAGTTGAGCAGTCGCCAGAGCAGCAAGAAGCCGCAGCAGCAGCCCAGCAGATGCAGATGCAGGCAGAACAGTTAACCCTTGCTAAGTTGGATGCCGAAGTTAAGAAGCTTCAGTCCGAAGCTGCGATGAACATTGCCAAAGTACAAGATACAACGGACGTAGAACCTCAGATCCGCATGCAAGAGCTACAAGCCAAGCTGCAAATGAAGGAGCAAGAACTCCAGCTGCGCAGAGAACTGGCTAGCCTCACCAATCAGACTAGAACCAGTCAATCAGAAACCAACGCAGCAACTCGCATAGCGGCTACTGCTATGCAGACCGCTGCAAAAAAGCAAGCCAACCAAAAACCTCCAATAGGAAATTGATATGAGTGAGAAAGACGAAAGCAAAGAAATCCAGTACGACGTAATGCCTGGGGCAGATCGGCCTGACGAGGACTCGCAAGAGTTACTTGACCTGAGTTTTGAAACTGTTGAAGAGGATACGACCGAAGTTGTTGCCGAAGACACCACCGAAGAAGAAACAGCCGAGGTTGTCGAAGACGAAGCTGTGGCAGACGAACCCGCGGAGGAGGCCGAAGCCGCTCCAACGGAAGAGGCCGTCTTGGATGAGATAACAGAAGTCAAAGAGGAAGTAGCGGAGCCTGCTCCTAAAAAGCCGATGGTGCCAAAAGCGCGCCTCGACGAAGTTCTTCAGAAGCAGAAGGCGTTGCAGAAGCAGCTTGACGACATGAAAGCGGCACAAGTTCCCGCCGAAGATGCGCCCGAAGAGTATGACTTTGGTGCGAAAGAGCTTGAGTATCAGAACGCGCTGCTAGATGGCGAGGCCGAGAAAGCTGCTGCACTGAGGGCGGATATACGTAAAGCAGAACGCGTTCAGATTGAGTATGAGATGACTCAGAAGATGACGGACACGGTGTCTAACAATCAGCAGGCCAGCGCCCTTCAACAAGCCGCCAGTACGCTCGAGGCGGAGTTCCCCGTATTCAATGCGAAGAGTGATGAGTATGACGAGGCGTTGACCCAAGAGGTTATTGACCTCCGCGATGCTTTTATTATCAAAGGCGACAACCCCGTAGCCGCTTTGTCACGGGCTGCGAAGTTCGTTATTAGCGAGAACGGGCTGGTTGATGACACCCCCATGCTTAGCACTGCTGCCGCTAAAGCCGCCACGGATGAGGTATCTAAAAAACGCGCTGAAGTAAGCCGAAAGCTAAAGGTAGCGGACTCACAACCGCCAGAGATGGCTGGTGAAGGCGCAGCTGTCCGTGGTGAATCCGCGTTAGACGTTTCGAACCTGAGTGAAGAAGAGTTTAACGCCCTACCAGAAGCAACTTTAAAGAGGTTAAGGGGGGATATCCTTTGAGTGAAAAAGATCCACGGCTAGCTCGAGCGGGAGTATCGGGCTTTAACAAACCGAAGAGAACGCCTTCGCACCCCAAGAAGTCACACATTGTGGTTGCAAAAGAGGGGTCAAAGATCAAGACAATCCGGTTCGGTGAGCAGGGAGCTTCAACCGCAGGGAAGCCCAAAGCCGGTGAGTCAGACAAGATGAAGAAGAAACGAGCAAGTTTTAAATCCCGTCATGGCCGCAACATAGCCAAGGGAAAGATGAGCGCGGCCTACTGGGCAAACCTTGTGAAATGGTAGTTAGATTTAGGAGAAACAGATGGACATCAAGACACTGGCGTCAGTAGCGCCGCTGGGAGTAGTTGCGGTCGGCGCAATTTTTTCGTATGCATCATTGTCCGCAGAGAGCGGCAGTAATGCGGAAGACATACGCGATAACAAAACGGTTATCCAGCGACACACGGAGCAGATAGCTGAGTTGGATAAGAATGTAACCCTTGTCCAGGCTAAGGTCGATTCGGTGCAAGAGGACGTTTCGGAAATGAAAGCAGATACCAAAGTCATTTTACAGCTGATCACTAATCAACAGCGGCGCTCCACTGACTAGCGCATGGAGCTAGTAATAGCGTTCGCGCTAATAGTTCAGTTAGACGGCGACCCCGAAGAACGAGTCGCTAGTCATTGGTGGCGTTTGCAGCATTGCCTTGCCGATGCGCGTTTGCTTTCCCGCCGTGAGGATAACTATGTGCCAGTAGTTGCGCACTGCAAACCTGTCTGGGTAGACCCGAGCATAGTTAAAATAAAAGGCTATACGGGGAAAACAAATGGCTCGAAGTGATGAACCTAAATGGAAGCGGATTGTCGCTGCTGTAAAAGCAGGGACGAAGGGTGGTAAAGCTGGGCAGTGGTCAGCTAGAAAAGCGCAACTTGCCACACAACGCTATAAAAAGTCGGGTGGTAGCTACAGCGGCCCGAAGACTAAAGCTCAGAAGTCATTGAGTAAGTGGACTGACGAGAAGTGGGGGACTAAGTCTGGTAAGAACTCTACGCAGGGCAAAAAAGCGACAGGGGAGCGGTATTTACCTAAGTCGGCGCGGGACTCTCTCAGTAAGAAAGAGTATGCACAAACCAGTGCTAAGAAACGTGCAGACACGAAAGCTGGCAAACAAGTTAGCAAGCAGCCTAAAAAAATAGCGAAAAAGACGGCTCGACACAGATAAGTGTTGCATCTATATATTAGTTACACTAATATTGGTATACGTCCATCACTACGATATGTGGTCGCCCCGTAGGCGTTAAAACCGTACCCCTCGCCTACAAAGGCGTTAAAAATGTCGAGGTCGCACCTCGTTAATCCGCGCTAAACGTTCCTCTACACGATAGTAGGGACGGATTAGCCGCTCCATAAAGTCGGCTGCTTATATTAGCGACAATAATGTTGCTGATAACACTCTTACTTTATTGGAGGCCATCATGGCTTTAACAAATTTTGGAACGCTTTCGGGCGATCAGTTGCAAACTTGGAGCCGCGACTTTTGGCGCGTAGCTCGTAACATGTCGTTCATCAACCAGTTCGCTGGTTCCGGTTCAAACGCAATGGTTCAGCGGGTTACTGAACTGACCAAAAACCAGAAAGGCACCAAAGCAAACATTACGCTTTTGGCTGACATGACTGGTGACGGTATCACTGGTGACAACACGTTAGAGGGCAATGAAGAAGCACTCCGCGCGTTCGATATCACTATTGAGCTTGATCAGCTTCGTTTCGCTAACCGCATGGCCGGTCGTTTGACTGACCAGAAGACTGTGGTTAACTTCCGTGAGCAGTCTCGCGATGCACTTGCCTACGCAATTGCTGACCGTTGCGATCAGCTTGCGTTCTTGACGCTCTCCGGTGTTGCTTATACCCACAAGAACAACGGTGGTCTTAGAACTACTAGCTCATCTGCGGGACACGAGTTGGTAGATTTAGAGTTTGCATCAGACGTATCCGCACCTACTGGTGATCGGCATCGTCGTTGGGATGCGACTAGCGGTGTTGTAGCCGGTGATGTTACTGCAACTGCCGCCGCTGACACTATCAACTATCGTTGCATCGTTGAGTTGAAGGCTTACGCGAAAGACAACTACATTCGTGGTATTCGCGGCGCTGGAAATGAGGAAACATTCCACATGTTTGTCACTCCTCAGCAGATGGCGGATCTGAAGCTTGACTCAGATTTCCTTGCTAACGTGCGTAATGCCGGTGTTCGAGGCTCGTCTAACAGCTTGTTCAGCGGATCTTCTAGCCTGATGGTTGACGGTGTGATGATTCATGAGTTCCGTCACGTCTTCAACACTGCTGGCGCGACTTCTGGAAGCTCGAGCAATGCAGGCGCTGCGGGGTACAAGTGGGGTGCGGGAGCCAACATTAATGGAGCGCGTGCTTTGTTCTGCGGTGCTCAAGCTCTTGCTATGGCAGACATTGGTCTACCCGAGGTTGTCGAGGACACGTTCGATTACGGGAACCAATCTGGTATCTCAATCGGCAAAATCTTCGGCCTTCGAAAGCCTAAGTACAACTCAGATATTTCTGGGAGCGTGCAAGACTTCGGCGTTATTGCACTAGATACCGCCTACTAAGAAGAAGTATCCCCTCCTCCGTTCTGGGGGAGGGGTTTTTTCACTAAAGAAAGGTGGGAAGACGTTTACTTGGAACGGGAAGAAGTACAACACTAAAACAAAATAGGAATTAAACATCATGAAGATTATTAGCGAGAAAGACCTACGCGTTACAAATTCAGCGGGTGGCGCAGTGTTGTTTCAAGCAGGCGTGCCCAGAGATATCGGTGACGAGATGGGACTAGCTGCTATGCAGTTAGGCGCAAAAGAATACAACGAAAAATATGTCGAAGAAGTTGAAGCAGCAGTAGCTGATTTCGAAGAAATTGAAGAGATTGAAGAAGTTGAACAAGTAGCTAACTCAGAAGACGAAGTTGTAGTTGCACTTCGTAGGCTGATTGAAGAGGCCGACCCCAACTCATTTAAGAATGACGGTACGCCAAAAGCGCAAACGGTTAACAAGCTGGTCAGAAGGACCGTCCGCACAGAGGAAAGAGAAGCCGCTTGGGAGCTAGCTCTTAACACATAGGTACAAAAGATGACTGTAACCGTTCAAAGCGTAGTTGATCGAGTACAAACTGTTATTCAAGACACGACGGGCGTTCGTTGGCCTGTTGTCAGTGAGCTTGTGCTTTGGGTAAATGACGCTCAGCGTGAGATAGCATTAATTAAACCCGATGCGAGTGCTACAAACGAGACTGTTACTTTAGTAACAGGCACTAAGCAGTCTATACCTGCGGGTGGGAACAGGCTCTTACAAGTTGTACGAAACATGTCTGCTGCGTCCAGTGGTACAGGCAAACGATCTGTACGGTTAGTGGGGAGGGCTGTCCTTGATGGGCAAAGCCCTGACTGGCATGACCCAACAGTAGCGGGTGATGCGGCGCATACAAATATTGTTAAGCACTATGTGTATGACGAGGCTAACCCCCGAAACTACTATGTATATCCTGGTGTAGCAGGGAATGCGTACTTAGAAATAATATATTCAGCCAACCCAGTAACTGTCACTTTAACTGACAACTTGTCTATCCCAGACGTTTTTGCCAACGCAATCATGAATTATGTCTTGTACATGTCTTACATGAAAGACGCTGAGTATGCAGGCAATCAACAGCGCGCTAGTTCACATTACGGATTGTTCACCACGTCGGTTACTGGCAAGGCTCAGATCGACGCGGTCACCACACCTAACCCCGAAATGCGACCGACCGCTCCTATGGGCATGGGGTAGGGGCATAATTTATGGCTACAACCAGCTACGAAGATTTGTTCCCAGACGTTATACCTTTTGCGCCGGACTGCCCAGATAGCTTAATTGAGCGAAACATAAGAGCCGCTGTTATAGAGTTTTGTGAGAAGACGGGCATATACCAAGCAGAGCTTGAGCCGCTGACAACAGTCGCGAACATCTACGAGTATGACCTAGAACCGCCCTCGGGCACTGTCGTACACAAGTTGATGACGACTGTGCATCAAGGTGATTCGCTGGAGCCTCTTTCCCCAGAGTTGCTGGATCAACGACTTCCGAAATGGCGGGACATTTCAACTGCTGGGACGCCGCAGTATGTTGTTAAACAGGGGCAGGCTCTGGTGTGGCTTGTGCCAATACCGTCAGCCACGGCTGTATCAAGCACGATTATAAGAGCACAGCTTAAACCTACAGCCACGTCGACGGGTTGTGATAGTGACATTATGGCCGAGTACCGAGACACCCTTATTAACGGCGCGGTATTTAGGTTACTTAGAACACCAGGACAGCCTTGGACAGATTTTACAGGCGCGCAGATCTATGGGTCTTTGTTTTCTGAAGGGGTTGTTAACGCGGATCGTAAAGCGCGGCACGCAGATGAAGGTGTTGCGAGGAAAGTAAATTATGGCGGAATCACAAGAGCATGGAAAACTCGGCGCAGGTATGGAATGGGAGGGTGAAGACCCAGTAGTCTCGAGCATGAGTAGTACTTTTCAGTGGGTGTTACCTGCTATAAGCGAGATTTTAAGAGAGAACCCCCAGTTAACGTTTACTGCTGGAGATGTATACGCAGCGTGTGAGTCTGGAGCCGCAACGCTTTGGACTACGAAAGACGGTTTGGTAGTAACGACAGGCGAGACCGATACGTTTACTGGGGATAGGACGTTGTTAGTTTGGATTGCATGGGCTTGGAAGCGCGGCACGAGTTTAGTGGTAAAGCACCAAGATTTTTTTATAAAGCATGCCAAAGAGGGTGGGTATAAAAATCTGGAAGTGAGGTCAGCAGTACCTGAGTTGAAAGATTACATCCTTTCGCAAGGCTGGCAAGTAGACACAATTGTTTATACGAGAGCAGTGTAATGGGAAGTTCACCGAAACAAGCAGACTACAGACCTTCAGCAGCTGAACAGGCTTCAGCGTCTGTTGCGCTGGCTGAGTATAGAAGTTTTAAGAAAAAGTATGACCCTCTCTTACAGCAGATGCGCGATCAGTCAAAGACCGATGACGTTAGCAAGACGCTGCGAGGTAGAGCAAATGCAGACACGATGCAGGCGCTGACAAAAAATACTTCATATCAGAACACTCAGGCGAATGATATTTCTAGTGACATGGCGAAAGCGTATCAAGGGCAGTTAGGGATCGCGAATAGGTCAGGCAAAGACATCCAGAACAAAATGCAGACGAGTGTTTTGGGCACTGCCGGGGTCAAGCAGCTGATGCGCAGACAGGTATGGCACAAGCGTCACGGCTCGGCACATCCCAAGCACTTGCTCGAGCTAAAGCGAAACAAGAAGTTCGTTCGGCAAAAACTCAAGCGCTTGGGCAAGTAGCTGGAGCGGCTATAGTATACGGTGCTGAAAAAGGACTGTTTGGTGCTAAAGGATCGCCCGCGACTTCGGGCAACAACGTAGACGGCAAGAAGATTGATGTGCCAGCAAAGCCCGCTTCGTCTGGTTACAAATTAGCTAGCGGCATGTTCGGAGGAGCACCCTAATGTATTCGGGAAACGCCCCAGGCAGCTTACCCTCCGTCAGCAATCCAGACTCTGCATACGCAGCAGTGACGCGCGGCGAGTATTT